CCAAGTTGCAAACGTAGATGGGTCAAATGCTTGTGACATTACGATAGATGTACACAGCGCAGATGATGGAGCAGGTACAGCCTTTTCGCTTGTATCTACTGTGTCTGTCCCTGCCGATGCGTCATTAGTTGTAGTAGATAAAAACACAGCGATATATTTAGAAGAAGATATGTCAATCACAGCGACTGCTGGAACAGCAAATGATCTTGAAGTTATCATAAGTTACGAGCAAATCACCGACTAATAGGAGTCGCACATGGCTAAAGGTAAAGGCGGCTTTATAGGTCAAGATGGGCTAAATGCACCAGACAGCCCTACGGGGGTAAGTGCTACAGCAGGTGATGCACAAGCAGATGTAAGCTTTACAGCACCGACTGATGTAGGTGGTTCGGCTATAACTGGATATAGGGCGCAGTCTAATGATGGTATAGGTGCATCAGGTTCAAGCTCTCCAATTACCGTTACTGGTTTAACCAACGGCACAAGCTACACGTTTAACGTCTGGGCAATTAATGCGTTTGGTTATTCTGCGCCTAGTGATGCGAGTGGGAGTGTTAGTCCTGCACAATTACAAAGAGGTTTATTTGCAGGTGGTACTAACTCTTCAGGCACATCTCAAAATGTAATTGAACAAATACAAATAGCTACCACAGCTAACGCAACGGACTTTGGTGATTTAAGTGCTACTTGTGCAAATGGGTCAGGTTCAGGTAGCGATACACGTTCTGTCTTTTCGTTAGGATATGCAGGTTCAGTAGTAGACACTATAGAATATGTAGCAATAGCAACAGCAGGTAATAGTACAGATTTTGGTAATTTATCTTTGGCTAGAGATAACACAGCAGGTTTATCAAGTGCTACAAGAGCTATTTTTGCAGGTGGTCAAGAAGGTAATGGTAAAACTATAGATTATATTACCATATCAAGCACTGGTAACGCAACAGACTTTGGTGATTTAACTGCAGGGGGTGTTGATCCCTCTGGCGCAGGTAGCACAACTAAAGGTTTATTTTTTGGAAGTTATACAGACAGTCCAGAAAATAGGATAGATGTTATAACTATAGCTTCTACTGGCAATGCTACTCAATTTGGCTCACTTAATACTAGCTCATATCAAACAGGTGCAGTTTCTTCTAATACAAGAGCCGTTGTAGGTGGTGGCGTAAACTCTTCAGGTAATGAAATAAATGAAATGGGATATGTTACGATAGCTTCAGCAGGTAATACTACAGACTTTGGAGATTTAACTACAGCTAGGGGTTTTACTCGTGGTGTCAGTAGTAAAGTAAGAGGTGTTTTTGGTGGTGGTTTTTCAGGAAATGTTATTGATTATATAACTATAGCTTCTACTGGTAATGCTACTGATTTTGGAGATCATACAGCAGCTATTAAAGCACAGGCTAATGCTTCTTCTGCCCACGGAGGGATTTCATAATGCCAAATTATCAAGGTGTATGGTCGCTCTCGACGCAGTATCAGAATGCTAGTGGTTGGCCTTTGCCGCCAAGTATTGCTTTATTTGGGACAGGCCGCACAGCTACTGAGTCCTTTTCAACAGTTATAGAACAAGTAAATATGGCAACCGTTGGTAATGCTGTAGACTTTGGTGATCTTACTCAAGGACGTTTAGTTGGTGCTGCATTAGGTTCTGCAACTAGAGGTGTTTTTGGTGGTGGTATAGCTGATCTTAGTGCAGGTGACGGTAATAATGAATCTGATGTAATGGATTATGTAACTATTGCAACATCAGGAAATGCTACAGACTTTGGAAATCTAACACAAAAAAGACAAGACTTCGGAGGTCTTTCAAACTCAACGAGAGGCGTATTTTGTGGTGGGTATTCTGGCAGTAAGTTTAACATAATGGATTACATTACTATAGGAAGCACTGGTAATGCTACAGACTTTGGCGATTTAATAAATGCAAGATTACAGGTAGGAACATGTGCATCTACTACTAGGGGCTTAATTGGTGGTGGAGATGCTGTATCAAGAACAGATGAAATTGATTATATTACTATATCAAGCACAGGTAATGGTACAGACTTTGGTAATTTATCTGCTACGGTGGAAGGCCCAGCAGGTCTATCATCAAGTGTGAGAGGTATTTTTGGGGGCGGTGGTGGTTCTGGTGATACAAACGTTATTGATTTCGTCACCATAGCTTCAACAGGCAACGCCTCTGACTTTGGTGATCTTACAGTTGCAAGAGACAGGCATGCGGCAGCTTCTAACTCAGTAAGAGGTATATTTGCGGGTGGGCATAGTGAAATAGTAAATATTATTGATAGCATTATTATAGCTACTCAAGGGAATGCCTCAGATTTTGGTGATCTATTAGCACCAAAACGATACAGTGCAGGGTGTTCTGGCTCACATGGAGGAATAGGGTAATGACCAGTAAGCGTTATCTAGGAAACATTATAACTGATACTCCGACAGAGCCGACAGAGAACTATGCGAACAGCGCAGCAAGCGGCGTGTGGTCACTTGCGGAAGCTGAACGATATACGGCGGCAGGGCTGTGGCCTAATGCGGCTAACTTGGCTCCAAGAGGTGTTTTTGGTCTTGGCTTAGATAACGGTGGCGCTAAAATAAATGTTATAAATAAAATTGAAATCGGAACCACAGGTGACGCTGTAGACTTTGGTGATTTGTCTGTTACGAGAGCTAGTTTTGCTTCCCTATCATCAGCAACAAGAGCAGTATTTGCAGGGGGTACTACAGGAAGTCAAAGTAATGTTATTGACTACAAAGAGTTTTCTTCCACAGGTAATGCCGCAGATTTTGGTGACATATCACAGGCAAGTAATGAAATGGCAGGGTCAGGAAGCGACACGAGAGGTGTTTTTTCAGTAAATTACACAGCTTCAACGGAGTATATAACTTACGCTTCTACAGGAAACTCAACGTCATTTGGAGATTTTGCAGCCTTTAATTATTCATACAGATCAACAGCCGTATCGTCCAATACCAGAGTTGTTTTTTGTGGTAATGGCGATGCGTCACAAGATGATATTATGGAATATTTCACTATTGCGTCTACAGGTAATGCTACAGACTTTGGTGATTTAGTTACTCCTGTTGGAAGCATGTGTAAAGGTCAGGCATCCTCTGGAACACGAGGTATTATTGCAGGTGGGGAACCAGCAGGTTCTGCAAGAACAAACGTTATTCAATATATTACAATAGCATCAGCAGGGAACTCAACAGACTTTGGCGATTTAAGTGTTGCTAGCAACAATGGGATGGCATGTAGTTCAACTACTCGTGGCGTATTGACCATAGCTTCTGGTGATGGAGTTGGAGTAGTAGATACAATAGACTACATCACTATAGCATCAACTGGTAATGCCACAGATTTTGGAGACTTAACTCAAGCGGCTTATCAAGGCGCAGGTTGTTCAAACGCACACGGCGGTTTGCAATAGGGAGAATAAAATTGCCAAAAGATACAACAACAGAACTTACGTCAATAACACCAGACATTAATATTCAGCTTCCACAAGCAAAGCCTGAGTATAAGTCTATGTTGGCGAATATACAGGAAAAAGCCCCTGCAATAGCACAGGCATCTAGTAACTTCTACAAGTCACACTCACAGATGATGAGCGTTACATTAGACGTTACGGCTATTACACCGATACGCTCTATTAAGCATAGTCTTGCTGAGATTGAGAAGACTAAAGCAGCCTTGCAAGAGGGCTACTTTAAGATGAAGAAAGAGGAAGTAAAACTCAAAAAGCTAGAGCGTAAGCTTGAGACTGAGACAGATGATCTTGAGCGTGAAATGCTTGAGGTAAAAATTAATGAAAAGCAAGCACAAGCGGCAAGCTCTCGTGGATACGTTGAGGGTGCGGTAAGAAAGTTAAATTTCTTTACTAATCAGTATGACAATCTGATGAAGAAAATCGGTAAGGATGAACTTACTGAAGAGGACTATGAGCTAGAAGAAGTTAAGTACCACATTATGACGTGCATGAAGCAAGCATTGAACAGCGCAAGGCCGCGTAATGGTGTGATTGATGAAGGCAATATGATTTATCTGTTTGATCTTGGCATTAATGCAGCGCAAGCCCAAGCGGAAGTGTTTGCATATTTGCAGTGGGAGAACGAGATTATCAAAGAGGGCAAAGCACCAGAGCATCATCATACGGTGCAATGGCTAGAGGCGTGTGCAGAGAAATGGGCGCATTGTCCAAGTGACTTTGCTAACAGCCGTGGTTTTGATATACTAGACAAAACATCATTAACGAATACCCCCCAAATAGAGGACAAGACAGATGGCTCACAAAGTTGTAAAATATAGATTAGAAAGTGACGGCACAATCCCAACTTGGTTAAAGTTTGGTGTGTCACAGTCAACAGGCGGTATGTATGCGGTGGCAGATAGCGGCACAGCTAGTCCACAAGATTGGATTATGATTGGCATTTCTGACGATGGCGCGGATATATCTGGTGCGATAGAAGAAATAACATCTAAAGCAAATCTACAGACCTACCTATCAACACAAGCTACAGCAAACAATTGGACAGACCCTGCACCAACAGATGAAGACCCAGATGCAACAACTGCTTTTGATGCTGCCGCACATGCTCAACGTGTTTGGGATGACCTAGACGCACTAAACGCATAGGTGAAACATGCCGTTAATACCTCTACAGATACCAAAAGGAGTGTATCGCAACGGCACTGAGTATATGGCTCAAGGCAGGTGGCGTGACGCAAACCTAGTCAGATGGCATGAAGATGCTTTGCGCCCGATAGGTGGTTGGCAAGAGCGTGGCACAGTAGACTTTAGCGGAACAGTAAGAGGTATGCTTGCTTGGGAAGATAACTCAGGCAATCGGTATGTTGCTGCAGGCATGCATGACGCGTTAAAGGTAATGACTGCTGGCAATACTATATATGACATAACGCCTACTTCTGGCTTTACATCTGGCAGGGTTACAGCATCAACTAACGCAGGTTTTGGTGGCGGCACGTATGGCAATGAGTATTACGGCACACCACGTTCTGACACTGGTGTTATAGCGACAGCTACAACTTGGTCACTGGATAACTGGGGTGAGTATTTACTAGCTTGTTCTACAGATGACGGTAAGATTTTAGAGTGGCAGCTAGGCTCGGGCGCAGATGCTGCAGCGTTATCTAATGCGCCAACAAGTAATACTGCCATGATGGTAACTGAAGAAAGGTTTGTGTTTGCTTTAGGTGCAGGCGGCAACCCAAGAAAAGTTCAGTTTTCCGATAGAGAAGATAATACAGTATGGGCAGCAGCAGCGACTAATCAGGCTGGTGATATTGAGCTACAGACAAATGGTACAATCTTAGCTGGGTTAAGAACTAGAGGCCAAGCGCTTATTTTGACAGATCAAGATGCACATACAGCAACGTATCAAGGGCCACCCTTTGTGTATGGTTTTGAGCGCGTTGGTACATCTTGCGGATTAATTGCAGCAAAAGCAGCAGCATCTATTGACGCTGGCGTTATCTGGATGGGGCGCAGAAGTTTCTTTATTTACTCAGGTGGCGCTGTAACAGAAATACCATGTGAAGTTGGTGACTATGTGTTTAGCGACATGAATAATGACCAACGCAGCAAGATAGCTGCTGTGCCAAATGCACAATGGAATGAAATATGGTGGTTTTATCCTAGTAGCGGCTCAACAGAGTGTGATCGGTATGTCGTGTATGACTATGTAGAAAACATATGGACAATAGGTCAGCTAGACAGAACGTCTGGGGTAGATCGGGGCGTGTTTAGAGAGCCGCTTTGGGTTGATGCTGATGGTGATGTTTTTGAGCATGAGATTGGCTATAGCTACAGTGGTAGCACACCGTTTGCAGAAACTGGACCAATTGCAATAGGTGCAGGCGATAGATTAATGCGCGTCACTAGCCTAATCCCTGATGAGAAAACGCAGGGTGACGTAACGGCAAAGTTTAAAACAAGGTTTTATCCAAACGCAAGCGAAACAGAGCATGGACCGTTTACCATGTCTAATCCTACAGATGTTCGCTTTACTGGCAGGCAGGTTAGGATGCGCGTTGAGGGCGCAACAAGCGCAGATTGGCGTGTTGGCATTATGCGGATTGAGGCAAAGGCTGGTGGGCGCAGATGAGGGTCATCCCACCAATTACACAAAACCTATCACAATGGGGTGAGAATCTAAGGCGCTATCTTGCAAGCGCCCTTAATCAGCTAGACGCAAAAGATGCTAGTTCTGTTGCTGCAGAAGATGGCGTTATTTTGTATGATAGGCAAAATGATTATCCTGTGGTATCTAGAAACAATGAGTTTCGCCAGATTGTGCTAGAAGGTGGTCATGTCAAGCTAATGCGCACAACAGCGCAGACGGCTGCTTCCGCAGATACTGCCTACAGCATTACCTATGATGCGCCTACGAATAATTACAAGATAGACAGAGACGCCACCAATAATGAGCGCATTGTATTTGAGGAAGCTGGCGAATACTTGCTTAGCTTTACCGCAGAAATAACAACGTCTGCAGCAGCAGATATAAAGTTTTACTTTTGGCCTGCAAAGAACGGAACAAACATTGCAAATATGACAATGGTTAAAACAGTGCATAACAATGGTGGGGTCATGCTTGCCTCCAGAGCGTTTTTGCTTGAGCTTGCGGCAAATGATTATATTGAGATGAAGTGGGCAGTAGATAGCACAAATGGCAGCTTGGGCGTGACAGCAGCAACCTCATTTAGCCCAGCGTCACCTGCATCTACTCTAGCCATAACGAGAATACATGCATGAATGATATGTCACACATAAGCGAGATAGACAGATGCCAGCCTTGGATAGAGGCTGCGCTTGAGTATTCTGGCGGCACACATAGCCTTTCTGATGTGATTGAGGGCATTGCTTCTGGCAAGATGCAGTTGTGGCCTGCGCCAAAGGGGTGCATAGTAACAGAAATTGTGGTATATCCTAGAAAAAAGATGTTAAATGTGTTTTTAGGTGGTGGTGAGCTAGATCAGCTTTTGGATATGCACAAAGATGTGATAGCATGGTCTAAAGCACAAGGATGCGAAGCTATAACGATAACAGGACGTTTTGGATGGAAGAAACCTTTAAAAGCACACGGTTGGAAACCAATGCATGCGTCATTTATTAAGGAGATTGGATAATGTCAGGCGGTAAAGGCGGCTCAACAACTTCAAGCGTTGAAGTGCCACAGTACATTGAAGATGCGGCAAGACGCAATCTTGAGAGGGCAGACCTAATCAGCAAGATAGGGTATGTGCCTTACTTTGGTCCTGATGTTGCAGCGTTTACTCCACAGCAAGAAGCAGCATTTGCTGGAACACAGCAGTTAGCTGGGGCATTTGGCACACCAACAGCTATGGACATGGGCGTGCCTGCACCACAAACCTTTGCAGGTGGTGTGCGAGGTTATTCATCTGCACCTATGTTTGAAGAAGCTATGGATGAGTTTGGTAGACGCAGACCAGCACAAAAAGATTACATAGATCAGCTTTTCATTGACCCAGTATCAGGTGCGTTTACTCCAATATCTACAACTCCCTTAGACATGGGTGAGGTTGTGGACACGACTACAATGGGCACAGGTACGGGAACTGGTACAGGAACTGGTATGGGAACTGGTACAGGAACTGGTACGGGTTTTGGAACTAATGTTGGAAGAACAGGTGGCACTAGTTTCACAACATATGGCGGTAGTCAAGATGTTGCCAATCAAGCAGTAGTTGATGCTTTTGCTGATTTTGGTCAACAAGTTTCAGATGCTGTTGCTACTGACGGCACAGTAAATGTTGAGGACAACCCAGCATTTAATGCAGGTATTAAGGCAGCAAATGAAAATGTAGTAACTACATTTAAGACAAAAGGCGGTAAGACAGTAAGCAAAACAAGAGGTAGCTTAACATCAAGTGATATTAGTAATGCTTCTGCGGAAGATCAGAACCGATTGGCAGCAGAATCTATGCTTGCAGCAGGCATTAGAAATGTTGGCGGTGGTTTTGCACAAGATGACCCAACGACAGGATTTGTAGGTGGCTTGCAAGATGCTTATGGATACATATCACAGGGGCCAGAAACTATTTTAGGTGACATCTTCGGCCCTACTACTGCACAAACTCAAGCGCGACTTGACGCAGAAATAGCAGCTAGAGCAGCAGCCTCTGAAAATGCAGCGCAAAGAAGGGAAAGTGAACTTAACCGCGCAATTGCAGAAGTTGGCGGTCAGGAACTACTAGACACTGGTGCTACATTTAGGGGCAGTGAGCAGCAAAGTTTGGAGCGTCAGTTTGGCACACTCACCACTTCAGAGGTGGTAGATCAAGCCAACCTAGATCAAAAAAGCATACCTCTAGGAAAAGGTGGCAAAAAACAAACCAGAAAAGTTTTAGATAAAGCGGCGCAAGAAGGCAACTTAGGCGCTTACGTAGATAGCTTTATGGATAAGTATGGTGGCAACTTAAATCAGTTTCAGCAAGATACGGGTATAAGTAACGCAGTAATGAAAGACATAGAAAAAATCGCAGCAGCGAAAGGATAGTAAAATGGGCGCAGCAGCACCAGCACCAACAATGGCAGCACAACCTGCAATGCAAGCAGGCGCAACATATCGACCTATGCCAATGCCGCCACAGCAGGGTTTTAATGTAAACCAAGCAGCAGCAGGGGCGTTACAGGGGGCAATAGGTGGTACGCAAAGGGCGATGCAAGCGCCGCTACGAGTTGGTGCGTTTATGAACCCATACACAAGCGAAGTTATTGACAGAACCCAGCAAGATATAGAAAGACAACGCCAGTTGGCATCTCAACAGTTAGGCGCAAGAGCAACGCAAGCAGGTGCATTTGGCGGCTCAAGGCAGGGCGTAGCAGAGGGTGTGCTTGCAGGTGAGTTCGGCAGAATGGGTGCAGATATTGCAGCGCAGCAACGTGCTTCTGGATACGGTCAAGCACTAGACGCTGCTATGCGTGATCGGGCTGCACGCGCTGCTGCTGCAGGTCAATTGGGTGGCTTGGGTGGTCAGGCATTTGGCATAAGCAGAGATATATCACAGCAGCAAATGCAGCAAGGCTTAATGCAGCAGGCGCTAAATCAGCAGCTTATAGATGCTGCAAGGCAGCAATACTTAGGCTACACAGGATCGCCAATGGCCTCACTAACTGCACCATTGGCAGCGCTTGGCGTTGTGCCTAATCAATCCACAACCACGCAATCAAGGCAGATAGGCTTGTTTGATTATCTTAAATTACCGTTTATGGCGGCTGGAATGGGGTGATAGAAATGGCAGAGGAGCAAATGCAAAACCTAAGTTTTAGCCCAGAAGATTTAGCAGGTCAGGAGCGCAAAGCAAAAAGACAGGATCAAGCTGCTGCTTTTGCAAGCTGGCTCAACAGCATGAGCATACGCCCAGACCCTAATTTGCCTGCACAGCTACAGGCTGCTAGAGCGTCTAGGGTAGAGGATTTACGCAAAAACCGCACAGTAAACATGCTAGAGCAAGCTGGGCAAACTGAGTTAGCTAACGCAGTTAAAACTGGTGCTTTAGATGGGAAAGCTGCAGCGTCACAGATGTTTCAAATGGCTAGAGATGAAAGGCAGTTTGAAAGGCAGAAGGAGCTTCTGCAGCTTACAAAGGGAAGTGATACAACTGATTTAAAAAATTTTAATGAATTAAAAAAGACAAATCCTAATTTAACTTTTGAAGAATATATGAAGGGTAAGAACAGAAAGCCCCTTCAAAGTAAAGGAACTTACAGATATAACAACAGGGTTATTGGAGAAGTAACTTTTGACCCAAATACTGGTGAATATTTTGAGTATGTAAACGGACAAAGATCGCCAATTGATATAAGTCAAGCAAGGCCTATAACTGATGCTACATTTGCAAAAGCTATTCCGAACTACAGTGATTTTGTAAAACTTACAGATGAGTTGCGTGAAGACCGAACAAGTATGGATCGACTTCAAAATTATATGAAAACTATTGGCAATACAAACGAAGGTTTCCAAAGATTAGGAGACCAGATGACCGCTAGTTTAAAAACATTACTTTCTGGTATTGCTGGTGATAACTGGACAACCTTAAGTAAAGAAGAATTAAGCGCAGCAGTTGCAAAAGGTCAACTTCAAGGTTTAATTGGTAGGTTTAGAATTGAAACAGTTGGTGGTGGCGTTATGACCGAACAGGACGCCTTAAGAATTATTGCAAACTTAGGTGGCGATGTAAACGCTCTGCAAAATAAAGAAATTGTAACTCAACAAATTGAAACTTTATTTAGAGGCAAGCTAAAATCTTTTGATGGCAAGAGAAAGCGACATGATTCTGCGATAGATGCTCTTTATGGGGGCATGGGCTTTGATAAGGTAAATGAGTATGAATTTGATGAAAGCGTTTTTAATTTAAAAGGCGAAGCTAAAGCTGGAACCCCGACAATGTCGGATCAAGAGCTTTTGACTAGTGTAGCTAACAAAAGTGGTCAAGAGCTATCTAACTATTTAAAAACTCTTTCTCAAGCTGATTTGAACCGTTTATTGGAGCTTCAAGAATAATGTCAGAAGAAATGCAAAAAGCAATTTTACAGGAGGCATTAAGGCGCGAGTCGGAGCGCAGAAAAAATGAACCTGTTGTAACACAAGATGCAGAATCTGATGGTTATGGGCGTGGGTTAGCTAGGGCCATAGGTCAAGGTGTAACTTTTGGGTTTGGTGATGAGATTGAAGCTTTTTTACTTAAAGGTGATAAACCTTATGAAGAAAAGCTTGCAGAAGTGCGGACTGCAATGGCACAGTTTGCAGAGCAAAATCCCAAAACTGCTTTGGGGGCTGAGCTTGCTGGGTCAATTCCTACTGCGGTTTTGGGTGGCGTTGGGCTTGCAAGGGCAGGCGTCACTGGCGCTGCTAAAATAGCAGGTTTAGAAGGCGCTGCTTATGGGTTTGGAGCAGGTGAGGGCGGTGCTGCTGAAAGAGCTAAATCTGCTGTAACAAGTGGCGCAATTAGTGCTGCAGGGGGCAAGGCTGCTGATGTAGTTTTCCCAAAAGTAAGTGAGGCAGCGAAAAGCCTTATGAAGCAAGGCGTTAGGCTTACACCAGCACAGAGAGTTGGAGGCATGACTAGAGCAGTAGAAGAAAAAATGAAATCTATTCCGTTTGTAGGTGAAATAATTACTTCTGCTGAAGCGTTAGCTCTAAAAGATTTTAACCGAGCATCAATGAATAAAGTTTTAAAGGTTTTGGGGCGAAAAGATAAAGTGCCGCAGAATTTAAGCGGCAATGAGGCTTATACATTTATTAACGAAGCTGTGTCAGATGCTTATGAAAATGTAATTCCAAAACTGTCAGCTAATTTAGGTTCTGAATTTCAAGACAATCTTATTAAAATAATGCGAGAAAACCAAGGATTAAGCAGTGAGGCTTTAGGCCAATTTAACAGAGGTTTGCAAGTAATATTCAGTAAGGCTGCAGGTCAAAACAATATTGCTGGTGCGACTTTAAGAGAGATCGACAGTGACTTAGGCTCAGAAGCTTCTAATTTTATTCGCAGTCAAAATGCAACTGAGAGAAAATTGGGCAAAGCATTTTTTGATGTTCAGAGGCTTTTAAGAGATAATATGGAAAGTCAAAGCAAAGAAGTAATGGGCGAATATAGGAGAGCACAAGCTGCATTTAAGCAGATGCTCCCTGTGCGAAGCGCTGTTGCAAAAGCAAGCGCACAAGGTGGAGAGTTTACACCTGCTAAACTTATTGCAGGTTCTCGCGCAACAGATAAAACGAAAGATAAAATTGCTACAGCTAAAGGACAGGCGGCTCAACAGCAATTAGCACAAGAAGCACAAGATGTTATGGGTGCAACAATTCCAAACTCAGGAACTGCTGATAGAGCAGCGTTAATGATTTTCTTAGATCAGTTAAGACAAAGGCCGCTTGCAGGACTTGGATATGGTCTTGGCGGTTCTGTTGCTGCAGGATCAATATATAGAACACCTATGGGCAGAACTTTGGCATCTGGATTACTTCAAACCCCAAGGGCTGCTGGAACAACTTTAGCGCCTGTAACTGGAAGCATCTTAGGTCAATCCTTATTGGATAGACCACAAGGTTCGCGTTAAATTAAGGAGCAATAACATGCAGCCACAAGAAAAAAGTAGACGCGAGATAGAAGCAATCCTACAGGATGCTATTGCACAGGCTGTAGACTTTGTTGAAAGCGAGATTACGCAAGACAGAATAAAAGCACAGCGCTACTTTGATGGTGAGGTGGACATTGGCTATGAAGATGGCAGAAGCAAGTGTGTTAGCACCAAGGTCAGAGATGTAGTTCGCGCAGTCAAGCCAAGCCTGATGAGAGTATTCATGTCTACTAGCAGGCCAGTTGAGTTTGTGCCACGCGGTCCAGAAGATGTAGCTATGGCAGATCAGGCTACAGAATACATGCATTACGTGTTTAACAAGAATGACGGGTATCGCGTGCTAAACGATGCATTTCACGATGCGCTTGTGAAGAAAACAGGTATTCTCAAGGCATACTGGCAAACTAGCTATCGCGCAGAGATATTTACATACACTCAGCTAACTGAGGAAGAATATACGCTTATCGTGTCAGACGATGATGTAACTGTATTAGAGCACAGCATGACCACTAGCATGAGCATGGATGACTTTGGCGTAGAGGTAGAAATGCCAATGCATGATCTGAAGATCAGCAGGCAAATGCCAGATGGACGCATGAAGTTAGAAAGCGTACCGCCAGAGGAGTTCTTTATTAACTCGCAGGCACGTAATATAGATGATGCATATATCGTAGCGCACCGCACAGAAATGCGCGTGGGTGAGCTTGTGGAGATGGGCTTTGATTTTGAAGAAGTTGTAAACCTAGATGGCTTATACGGTGCATCGGATATATCTGAGGCAGAAGATATAGAGCGCAGGGGCTACTCTCAGGATGACTATGAGGATCAAGAGGGCGATGCCGCAATGCGTGCTGTGGCAATCACAGAAGCCTATATGAAGATTGATGTAGATGGCACAGGAATACCCGTGCTGCACAGGTTCATCTGCGGTGGTACTGCTTACAAACTGCTAGACTTTGAACCGATTGACCATATTCCATTTGCAGTGTTTGAAGTAGACCCAGAGCCGCACACATTCTATGGCAGAAGCCTAGCTGAGCTTGTAATGGATGACCAAGATGCAGCCACAGCGATACTCAGGGGTATTCTTGATAATGTAGCCATGACCAACAATCCACGAATAGGCATTGTGGATGGCTCAGTGAACATAGATGACGTGCTTAACAATGAGATAGGCGCGATTGTGCGTATGAGGCAAGCAGGTTCTGTGCAAGAGCTAACTGTGCCATTTACTGCAGGGCAAACGCTAGGCGCATTAGGCTATATGGATCAGCTTGTTGAAGGTAAAACAGGTGTGACCAGAGCAAGCATGGGGCTAGACCCAGATTCTATGCAAAGCACAACAAAGGCTGCTGTGCAGGCTACAGTGCAAGCTGCAGCAGGGCAGGTAGAGGTGATGACCAGAAACCTTGCTGATGGCATGAAAAACCTATTCAAGATAATGCTTGCTTTGCACGTAAAGAATACAGATGAAGAACAGATGATGCGTATGCAAGGCCAGTTTGTGCCTGTTGATCCGCGTGTGTGGAACGCAGATATGGATGTGAATATCAACGTAGGGCTAGGCACTGGCAGAGAAGAAGAAAAGATGATGGCCTTGCAACAGGCTTTCCAAGTTCAGCAGCAGATATACACTCAGTATGGCCCGTTTAACGGCATGGTTAGCTTAACCAATATTCGCAATACGCTAACTGACATGCTTGCAGCCTCTGGTATCCGTAATTCTGATAGATACTATGCACCTATTACGCCAGAGATAGAGCAGCAATTACTTGCTCTGCAGCAACAAGCGCAGGCTCAGACAGCGCAAGGCACTGACCCTAACCAAGTATTTCTTGCGGCTGAACAGATGAAAGCTCAAGGCAAGATGCAGTCTGACATGATGAAACTACAGCTAGATGCACAGAAAGCTGCAGCAGAGGATGACAGAGAGCGTGATAAAATGGCGCAAGACTTATTCGTAGATGCTGCTAAGATTGCAGGGCAATATGGCACAGCCGTTGATGTGCAGAGAGTAAAGGCAGAACAAGATAAATTGCGAACAATAGCAGGGATTGCACAGCAGCAACAATGAGCACAGATATTAGAATACAGGCTGATGAAGCTAAGAGATTAAAAACAGACACTGCTTTTCTGCAGTTTGTACAGTATGTTCGTGACGGTCAAGTAAAGGCTTTCATGGATAGCGCGGCCTCTGATGTGGAGGCTAGAGAAGAAGCGCATGCTATTTTGCGTGCGTTAACCCAGATCGAAATGGTGTTAGATGCAACAATTGCTGCAGAAACATTACTAGATCGTAAACAATAGGAGTAGCACCGTGAATAAAGCGACTACACTTGAAAGCGCAGTAGATAGCCTACTTGCCCCACAAGAAAGCGCAGAAGCGCCACAAGAAGAAAATCTGCAAGAAGCTGCAGAAGATACAGTTGAACCAACTCAGGATGAGAGTGAGGCTGTAGAAGAAGCAGTGGATGAAGCAGATGCTGTCGAGGCATCAGATGACAGTGATGAAATCGAATATGAAGATGATGCAACTGAATATACTGACGAGGTAGAGGCCGTTGACACAGACGCCGAAGAAATCTTGTATGACGTAAATGTAAACGGCACGCAAGAACGGCGCACCCTGAGTGAACTAAAGCAAGGCTACGCGGGTCAGAGCTATATTCAGCAAAAAATGCGTGAGAATGCGGATGCTGCAAAAAAGGTTCAAGAAGCGAACCAGCAGTTAGAAGCAGCCAGATCGCAATTAGCTCAGCAGCAAGAGCAAGTCTTGCAGATGGCTCAGCAAGTTCAACAAGGTGGACTACAAGCACCTACCCCTCCGAATAAGGAGCTTTTTGACAATGATCCGATTGGATACATGGAAGAAAAGATTAAGTATGACGAGGCGGTGCAGCAGTATAATGCCAAAGTTGGCGAATTAAGACAGGTGGCGCAGCAGCGTCAACAGGAAACCGAAGCACAAAGACAATCATATTTGCAAGAACAGGCAAGGCTGCTTGCAGAGCATATTCCTGATATTATCCATCCCGAAAAGGGCGATAAGATTAAGAAAGATTTGGTTGACACTGGTGTGGCTTATGGATTTAGCGAGGATGAAATGGCAAGCGTCATAGATCACCGCTATGTTCGTGCTTTGAACGATGCAAGCAAGTGGCGAAGGCTGCAAGCAAACAAAGTCAAAGCAAAGGCAAAGGGTGAGAATGCTAAACCTGTCGTGAAAGCTGGTGCTAAACGTAGGACTGACGGTCAAGCTGCGACTCGTAGTAAGTTGCAACAAAAGTTGCGTAAGTCAGGTTCAATAGAAGATGCTATTAACTTGATGATTGACTCTAACCTTTAGTTCTAAGGAGAACAAAACATGGCCCAGCCAACAAATACGTTCGACAGTTACGACGCTGTCGGGATACGGGAAGACCTAAGTGATATTATCACTAACATCTCCCCAGAAGAAACTCCATTTCATACCAAATCTCGCAAAACTACTGCGAGTAATACTTTGGTGGAATGGCAAACAGACTCACTAAGATCAAGTGCTTCAAACGCACATATCGAAGGTGATGACACAACTGCATCTGCGGCTACCGCAACCAGCAGGCTTAACAACAGAACGCAAATCTTTAAAAATGCGGTTGTTGTGCCAGATACTGATGAAGGTCTGGATAAAGCAGGGCGTGCGCGTGAGGTTGCATATCAGACCTTGAAGATCGCCAAAGAGCAAAAGCTTGACATCGAAAAAGCACTTTTCGATAACAACGCAAAAGTTGCAGGTAACTCTACAACTGCGCGTGAATTAGCTGGTGCACCTGCATGGATGACTACTAACGTAGACTTTCAGTCAGGTA